ACGCTTGGGCAAAACCTTGCACTGCTGCAGCGTCGTCTGGGTGCATTTGGTCAAATACCTGACGGATCGGCTTGTAGCGCTCACGCTCCTTGATCCGGTCTTGGACTTCGCTACGGTAGCGGTCTTCCCAGTTGACATCACCTGACGGTGCAGCCTCTGGTGCAGATTCTGGCGCAGATGTGGTATCTGTCACATAATCGCCAAAATTGACGTCACCTGTATCACTCATTGCATTCCTCCTGGAATTTCCATTTCTGAGCCAGCTGGGACTGCGCCCACCTGACCGGGAACAACTTGTCCGGCGTTCCCTGCCGCCATACCTTCGCCTTCTTCTGGCAATGGTAGTCCTACCCCAGAGTTAAGTGCTGCGTACACTCCTGGGTCGATTTGTTCTCCCATGGCAGCCATGTCGTCTTGTGCGAACTGGGCTGATGTTTCGTTGGTCAAGAACTGCATGTGGGCCCGGATATGCAGGTCGAGATATTGACGCTGCTCTGGGTTCATAAGTTCGTATGCTGGAGACTTGCGCTGATCGTTGTGGATCTTGATATGAATATCGTGAACGTCGAAGTCTTCTGGGATAAGAGCAACCTGCTGCATAAGTAGACCATTTTCCCATTCTGCCTTTGCCATGTCTTTGTCCTGCTGGACGAGGAATAGCTTGGGGTCTGGGAGGCCGAGCATCGTCGACAACATCTTTGGATCCACGTTCTGGAACGCAACAGGAAATTGCTGCGCGAGTTGGGTCAAGATCGACTGGGTTGCAAGCTTGCTACGTGGCATTGTTGCATCAATTGGAACCAAAACTTTTGGCTTCTCATCAATGTCGTTAGCTGACCACTGGATCGTGTGAGGTACACCGTTTTCAGTGATAATTGTTGTTGAGCGCGCCAGACCAGTGTTATCAGCATTCATGCGATACAACGAAAGCGTCATCTCTGCAAGGGTTGACCAACCCCGCGACTGGTCGTGAGCCATAGGCCCGAGCGGGGTGTCGTCTTTTTCTGCAAGCAACGAAAGGGCCAATCCGCTGTTACGGTCGCCAGGTGCTTCACCACGAGTTGTTTGGTGGGTATGGAAAATGTCATCAAGTTCTGCTTCAAGCTGCTGTGCTTCACCAGAAATCCATCGAGGCACTTCTGGAGCTGTCTGCCAGTGCGGTTCGCCCACTTCCTGGTTGTATTCCAGAACGTCAGCAGGATCAATCGTGATTTGGTCAGCGTCGTCCACCGATCCCATTGGCACCATGAGTCGAGCGTTAGCAGCCTTACGCATGTGCTCCAGAATTGTCGAGCGGGCACGGTTGTAGGCGTACTGGACATCACGAGCTGGAGTCAAAAGTGTATGGCCAACCCAAGTGTTAGGAATTTTCTTCTGACGGAAAAGAGACATGTTGAGGTGCTTGAACGGGAACGGCCAAACATCTTCCTGCTTTACGACTTTTTTGTTGACAACGTGAACAACACAGCCAGGTCCACGACTAGACGGCTTTTCGTAGTACACATACACAACGGTTGTACGGGGCGGGCTGCCACCAGGACGGCGAAGAAGCAGTGAACGAGCACGAGCTGACAGCATTGCTTCAGCGTCAGGTGCAGGTGTTTCTTCTAAACCATAAAGCTCTTGGACTTGTTCCGGCGGGAGTGCAGTGCAGCGAATCCACCAGCGAGAGTCTTTCGGGTCAACCGTTCCTGGTTCAAGAGTAAAATCGCAGATACCAAGAGGCGTAAGACGAACCCCGCCCATGGGCACTGAAATACCGTTTACTGGGTCGATCATGTAGTCATCACCCATATCTGGGTCCCAGTCAACGCAGATAGCTGCAGCGCCACCAAAAAGAGTCTGCAGAATCGTCATTTCACGAATGCTTTCCCAATCGTTGTGATGCTGCTCACCCTGGAGCAATTGTTCTTGCAGCCGCTGACGACGCATCGAAGAGTCGTCAACGCCGGTTGGCTTGACTTCCCAGGTCAGTTCCTGTTGCATGAAACGAGCAAGAAGGCTGCCAGTGCGAGGACCATACTTATCAACAGTGATACGGCTTTCGCGGTCAGAGTTCTGTACGTAGTCCAAGTCCTGAACAATTGAGCGGGTGTAGTCCCACCAGATCCATTGGTGGCCAATGTAGTACGAACCGTTCATCCAATAGTCGCGACGTTCTTTCACCAGGTAGTTGTCTGCCTGGGTCCACATCGCCACTACATCGGCAGCTGACGGCGGTTGCCAAGGCTTCACGGACCAACACCCTCAGAAGGTGAACGCCACATGTTGACACCAGATTCTTCTTTGTTCGTCTTGGACTTGACCTTCTCGGCCCTGACCATAGAAACAAAATCGCCAGGATGACGCGCAATCAACATCTGTGTCAATCTCCGGTTCTCTCGTATCAACCATGCTGAGAGGCACATGCTTCCCAGGCTAACTAGTGCTAGCCAGACCACTATAGCACCTTCTTATCTGGTGAGGTAACAACCTTAAAGGAGCTTTTCTTCTTTTCGGGACTGGGCGGTTCCGGCGTTGCGACTGGTTGTTCTACTGGTTCTGACTGCTGACGATGGTATTCGTTTACTGTACGGACCACCGTCAGGGCTTGACGAAGATCATCGACTTCACGCTGTTTCTCTAAGTTGCTACGTGACAGGTTCTCCAGGTTGCTCTGCATCTCCTGGAACCAGATTTCCGTAACAATCTTCTGGCCACGATCGGCAATAACCATGGTGGCCAAATTCACTGCACAATCAGCGCAAATATACATACGCTGAACTGCAGATGGATTTGGGTCATCGGGGCTGTTATGACCGTCTAGATCAAGCTGGGTATCAATAGTCGGCAGATTGGATGAACGACAAAAAGCGCAGCAGCCAGGCAGGTATAGATAATGTTGTACGACGAGCATGTTACCTCCAACGGTTCATTTTACGGCTTTTGCCAAGCTTGTCAAGCTTTTCCATGTACTTCTGTACGCGGCCTTCAGCACCCTCTTTGTATTTCTTATTGGGTGTTTTGTGAATTTCATATGGTCTGCATCCAAGTAAATACCGCAGCGCGTCAACTGCATGGTCTTCATCTTTAGTGTCAAGATCTTCGGGGTTGTGTGAATCATGGCGCATTAAGGGGATAGTCCTTACCAAGTTAACACAGTTGCTGAAGATTTTCAAGCGGACTACGTTATCTACGGGGCTAGGAGACAAATACCGTCTCATGTTCTGCCACCCGCCAACACGAGCGTTCTTGGCCTTGGATACGACCACCCCGGCGTGGTTGTACTGAGAAGCAACAGTGGTGCCAGTGCCAGCTACGTTGCTAAAGGTAGACGGGTCAATCACGGTCATAGCAAAGGTTTCAGCTTTCCCATGCTCGTCAACTGACATATTCTTGACCAAACGGGCCTGTTCGACTGCTGACAGGTTTTTCTGGTAGGCCTCACGATAAATGTACATTGTCCCGTCTGAGGGGTCTAAGGCCCCCCAAATGCAGCAAAATGGGTTGGCTGTACCGAAGTCTATTCCTCGATATCGTTGCCAGGTCGGTGGAATTGCGAATGGCTCAACCACGTGGATATGCCGATGGAAGTCCGAAAAATACTGTCCCGTGAATGTGTCCCAGTCTCCAAGGAGTTTTTGGCGACGTTCAGTCTCCGGGAGCATGGAGAGGTGTTTTTTATAGGTGGGGTCGATAAACGGGTTGTCGACGACTGTGGAGGGGACGAACGCCACCACGAGATGGTTATTCGGATCATGGTCAATTTCGACCTTAGCCAGCTCCTCAAGGTCTTCAGGAAGTTCGACCATCCTGACGATCGCTGGATCATCGAATCCTTCACTAACATCGTATACAACTGCATACCTCCCGTACTGGGTCGGAGTAACTAGCATCTGGTATAGGAACGTATGTCCTCTATCACCAGGGTTAGTTGCGAACATAACGTGGGTGCGAACACCCGATGCAGCCATTTTCTTTGACGTACGAAGACGACCAGAGATCATAAGCATCTGATACGGAGTGAATTGGGTAGCTTCGTCAAACCCAATGAAGTCGTATTCAGCCGACATGAACTGCCCAACGTCTTCGTCGCGAGCGCAATAGCCGTATTCAATAATACTGCCGTTGTCGTACCACCAAGCTTTCACGTTGTCCACGCTGCGGAGGGTTGCCCCTACGTTGACCTGGGCATAACGCACCTGGGTACGGATAATTAGCGACCGGCGAAGTTCCGGCAGCGAAGTACGAATTAGAAGGCTACGGTGCCCTGGGAAGGTCCTGCTGAGGTGGTGGGCGTGATAAGCGAGTAGT